TTAATTTAGATCCTGAGGAAGCATTAGGGTATGAATTAGGTTATGGTAATCTAACTTATTTCAATTATCATTTCTCTGAAGGCATTGATTATAGTTTTGCCTCTTCTCAGTTTGTTAATACTGGTTCATATGATACACAAGGTGTAAGATATAACAACTCAATGACGTTTGATTACTTAGATACATTCATAGGCTACGAGTTAGGCTACACTGATTCAGATCAACCAAGAGTTGCGAAGTACAAAGCAATTGTCAACAGCATACATCAAGCAGATAATTATACATTGTCATTTACATATACAGGACTGTTCGACAGAAAGCCTGGACCGTATGATGGAATAGCAATGTTAGATAATGTAAGTTCACTTGATTATAAGATCGAATCAGAAATTGCACCTAACTACTTGCTATCTGCTACAATAAGAGATATACTAGATAAAACTTATGAATACTTGCCAGGATATAATTCGGGCGGTGTTGAAATTTTAATTACACTACAATATAGGCCATAATAGAATGCCAGGAACTGCAATACTACAAATTAAAGATGAAGTCAATCTAAAGATTGCTGGTCTTGAATTAGATGCTCGTAGAGCATTAATGCAAAAGTTTGAGTATGAGGTTCCTGGCGCACGTTATATGCCTAGTGTAAAGTTAGGCAGATGGAACGGCAAGGTTAGTTATTGTAGTCTTGCTGGTTCCACATTTATTAATCTTCTACCAGAAATTGTTCCTATCTTAGAACAACTTAACTATGATATTGAACTAGAAGATTTAAGAGAATACCAAACACAATTTAATTTTACAGAGATTCAGAAAGATACATTCAAAGATGTTCTCTGGCCTAAAGGACATGTCTGTGAGGGGCAGTCAGTCGAACTGAGAGACTATCAAGTAGAAGTTATTAATCAGTTCTTAGCAAACCCTCAATCAATACAAGAAGTCGCTACAGGCGCAGGTAAAACGATTATGACAGCCGCTCTGAGTAAGAGTGTAGAAGAATATGGACGTAGTATCGTAATCGTACCAAACAAAAGTTTAGTATCACAAACAGAAGAAGACTATATCAACATGGGCTTAGATGTAGGAGTATATTTCGGTGATAGAAAAGAATACTTCAAACAACACACTATTTGTACTTGGCAATCTCTGAACATTCTATTAAAGAATACTAAAAGAGGTGAAGCAGTATGCACTATAGATGAATTTATCGAAGATGTAATTTGTGTCATGGTTGATGAAGTACACATGGCTAAAGCAGATGCATTGAAGCAACTGCTAACAATGGTAATGCCTCATGTACCTATTCGTTGGGGACTAACAGGTACTATACCAAAAGCACTTTATGAAAAGACTGCATTAGAAGTAAGTTTAGGTCCAGTTATTAATAAACTGTCTGCAAAAGAATTACAAGATCAAGGGGTATTGGCAAAATGTCATGTAAACATTGTTCAGTTGCAAGATGACCAAGAGTTTAGTAATTATCAAAGTGAACTAAAACATTTGCTTAGTGATGAACAACGTTTAGACAAAATGGCACATCTTGTTAAGACCATTGCTACTGAAGGCAATACTCTTGTCCTTGTTGATCGTATCAATGCAGGACATGCTTTAGTAGAAAGATTAGACGATGCAGTATTTGTATCAGGGGGAATGAAAGTTGTTGATCGAAAAGAAGAATATGATGAAGTATCCACTTCTACTAATAAAGTTATTATTGCTACTTATGGCGTGGCTTCTACTGGTATTAACATTCCTAGGATTTTTAATCTTGTACTCATTGAACCAGGTAAAAGTTTTGTTCGTGTCATACAGTCTATCGGTCGTGGCATTCGTAAAGCAGAAGATAAAGACTTTGTTCAAATCTGGGACTTAACAAGTTCATGCAGATTTGCTAAACGACATTTAACACAAAGAAAGGCTTTTTACAGAGAAGCAAATTATCCGTTTGTAGTTGAGAAATTAAAATACAAATGATTTCACCAATAATATTGATTACACTGCAAGGAGCAGTTATAATAACAACATGAGAATATTAACACTAGAAGACCAATTCTATAACTTGGAAACATTACCCGAAGAGATTGATGATCTTCGATTTGCTATTTTAGATAATTCTAATCCGTCATTTGTGGATTACTATTATATACCTTTAATCTTTTTAGAGTCTTTTAATGCACCAGCAGTTGTGTTGCAGATTGGCGACAAGCAGATTAAAATGCCTGTTGATTGGTCAGTGTTGATCGGCGATGAAGAAGGAGGAGACTTAGAGACTCTATCATTATCTTCTTTAAACGACAGAGGCTTTGATGTGTTTTCATTTAATCCTTTATCATCATTTGCTCCTAACTTTCTTCCAATAGAAATTGTAGACATTTATTCAGACGTTATCTGGTATGCACCAAGACTACGTAATGGTCAGTTTTTATGCGTTCCTATTGAAGATGGCCCTAAGCCAAGATGTGTTTACTTTGTCAAAGAAGTAAGCAGAAATTGCGAAGTTGTAGATTATGCCCAAGTCTTTTGAACATTGGAAAAATGTATGTAAGTTGCATTGGAAAGAAATCGTTACACTATCTATTGCATTGCATTGGGTAGTTGATTTGTTTATTATAGCACCCATATCAATAGCAATAGGGTGGTTTGCAAGAGGTTATTTTGGCTAGAGTAAAAACACCAGTAGATGAAAAGTTTGAAAAACAAGACTTTAATCTGTTTGAAGCAATTACTGCAATTGATAAAAAAGATTATGGTTACTATGACAGACTAACACCTGAACAACAAAAAAAGTTTGTTCCGTTTATGATGATCAATTGGATCAGTACAGTTAAAGGTAAACAAGAGTTGGCACAATACTATCTACAAAGTGTAGACTATCATGCAAACAAGTATCTGTTCAATGAGAATGTATCGAAGCATCCTAAACTACAATGGTTGATGTTGTGTTCAGCATCTCCTGGAATAGGCAAACAATTTCATGCTTGGATACCACAGATTAAAGCAGGAGTTGCTAAGTTAAAAGACAAAGCAATGCCTAAAGATATTAGAGAATATTTTAAAAAGATATATCCTGGTCTCTCAGCAGGAGACTTGAAAGAATTAACAACTGCATTTTGTGAGCAACACAAACGCAAAATTTATCTAGCAAATAAATTTCCAGAACTAAAATTTGATGAGGTAGAATTACTTAGTGAACTCGTTACAGATAATGAAATCGAAGAATACGAAAAAGAACTCGGCAACTAAATTTGGTTGCGACTTTTGTGGTCGATCATTTCAAAAAGAAACTACGATTGACAAACACCTATGTGAAAATAAACGTAGATGGGGAGATAAGGACTTAAAAGGCAATCGTATTGGATTTCAATCATGGCTGAACTTTTATGTTCATAACACTACAAGCAAAAAACAAAAGACTTATTTAGACTTTATTAAAAGTGCCTATTATCTTGCTTTCGTTAAGTTCGGTCATTACTGTGTCAACGTAAAATGCATTAACATTAGTCGTTATGCAGATTGGTTACTAAAGAATCAAATACGTATAGATAAATGGACAAGTGACAAAAATTATACTAGATTTGTTACTGAATATTTGAGAGAAGAAAATCCATTAGATGCAATCGCAAGAAGTATTGAAACTGCTATCAGTATTGCAGAAGAAGAAAAAATTAAAAATGATGATGCATTGAGATATGCATCACCAAACAAAATCTGTTATGAGATTACTAAAGGAAAGATATCTCCTTGGATGCTATATCAAAGTGAGTCTGGTGTAAAGTTCTTAAGTAAGTTAGATGAAACTCAACAAAAAATGATATTAGAATACATCGATCCTGAGAAGTGGGCAATCAAATTCAAACGTGATCCATCTATAGTCAAAGAAGTAAAAGAACTCATGCATGATGCAGGGTATTGATGAAAGAGTTAGATTTAAAGTTTCACAGATTAGATGGACGATTTAAAGGGAATGATATCTTCACATGGATGTGTACTACTATCATCAAACCACAGTATGAACGTTTTAGTCCTAGACCTCTAGCACAAACAGACTTAGCAAAAATTATAAAATTTAATCAATTACGTGACTGGTGCTGGGATACATGGGGACCTAGTTGTGACTTAAAAGATTATGACAGAATACATGAACTGTCTAACTATGTAAGCCTAGCACAATACAATGACAATACAAATGATACACTCAATGAACATTGGTGTTGGGCTAACGAAGAAGATCATAGACAAAAGAGAATATATCTAGCAACCGATAAAGAACGCACATGGCTAGAAACGAGGTGGCGATGAGTCAGTGGCACGGTGGTAAAGGTTCTGGTCGCCGTAAGGGGAATGATCAAAAATCATATGCAGATAATTGGGATCGTATCTTCGGTAAAAAAGATATCATTAATGATCAATTATCACATGAAGGCAGGGGTTTTGATATCATAAATGATATCATTCCTGACAGTCTTATTCAACGTATAAACGATAGAAAAGATGAACTATACCCTGTCAGAGCATCTACACATAAGAAGCAATATGCAGAAGCAGAGGCATGTAAAAAACTGTTTGGTATTGCTGTATGGTGGAGTCAACTCACAGATGATTGGGACGAAGTAAAAGAAATACATGACCTCATCTATCCTCAAATTAAAAAGCATCTAACTGATGCAACTTTTTACGCAAGTGACATCGTTACGATTAATGGTCCAAGTAGATGGATAGGACCTCATGTAGATACGCCACATAGATTTGAGCAATACAATAACAGAGAAAACAATGATATTTGCGGTGTACAAGTTATTATACCACTTGATGATTTAGATAAAGATACAGGGGCAACTGGAGTTGTGCCTAACTCACATAGAGAAGATTGGGACATCCAAGACTGTTATGAAGGTGTGCATGATGAATACTTTTTAGAGAACGCAGAACAATATGACATGCCCAAAGGTAGTATCTTGTTTTACAACACTCGTTTAATGCATTCTACTATGCCATTGCATTTACCCAAAAAGCGTTCCATTCTATTGATTAATTATATCAGAAGTGATATAATAGAAAGAATAAAAGAT